ATTTCTGAGGAATTTTGCAAGCGTTGTATTCTCTGCTTCTCTCTCTGCTTGTTTAATCTTGTCTTCTACATCTTGAGCAATCTTATCACGTCTTGACTTCTCTTGGTTCTCTACTGTCAAGTAATGTGCAGATTGTCCTATCCCACTAAAAGATGGACTCTTAAACTTATGTACTATTTCAGTACCGTATGCGCTTTCCGTAGTGATAATCATCATCACGGTTAGTATTATTATTTTTATCATCATCTGTGACCTCTATTGTGTTTATCAACTCAACACCTTTTGCATAATTCTTCTTATCAACAGTCGGCTTCAAACTCTCCCAATTTTGCATCTTGGGTGGCCAAGGACATTTGGCACAAAAGTCCAAAGGTTCACTACGGTTGACAAATTTCATCATGTCTTCAGCTGTAGTGTAATCCTGTCGTTCGGTGTTCTCGTTCATTGTTATCGTACAGTGAAAAAGTCCATCCTTGGTCAAGGTTTGACAGTTTGACTTCTGCCAACAAGCGTCCCAATTTTCCTGTGCTGTAGTGTTCTTAGAAAAATACCCCTTCTCGCCATACACTTCAAATGTATTTTGTGGCCAGAACTCGAAGTTAGATAACTTCAAAAGGTCTTTTCCGTTGGGACTTTCAGTTATGTCCCTGTCTACATGCATTTCAGGATAAACTGAAACTATTACTGAATCGAAGTTAGACAGTACTCCCACCACATGTGGTTTGAGTGCTAATCCATTGGTCACAAGTGTCAATTTATTAAACACTCTACCCTTATATGCAATCAGCGTACCAACTATCTCTACAAATTCCTTGTGTAGAGTGGGTTCTCCGCCCAGTATTTTAAGTTCTTCTAGTGTAACCCCCATCTCGTCTAGTCTATCCAGTATCGACACTATGTCCTGAACTGTCATATGACCAATGGTTACACGTCCTTTGTAATCTAATACACTACATCCTTTGCAGTGTAAGTTACAAGCATTAATAATATATAAGTCGTAACTACCTGTTAGTAGTCTTCTTTTCTTGTAGGTTTTTAAGGGCATTCTTTTCCTCTGCGTCTTTGAGTACTTCTTGCCTTTGGCGATACTCAAGTACGACATTCACTTTTTGTTGGAGACGTATCATATCCTGATCTAACATCCTTGTCTGATCAATGACACGTATTAATGCGATATGCATCTCCGCTATTTGTGGTTCTAGTTTTTCACCAACGAACCACCACACATAATATATGAAATAACCCAGTCCTACGGATGCCACTATAGGGAATCCGAAATCATTAATTAAACCAGCTATACCTTCCATACTGTTAGTCTCTTCTTACGTCCAGTTTTCCATCTTCGATGAAGTTCTCTGCTCTTGCAATCCTATCAATATCAGGGCGCAAATCTAAAGCACTTGAGACTAATATGTCTATCTTTATCATTTCGTTAGACATTGTTCTTGCACGATTTTCCAGTGACTTACAGAACATAGTTAGTGTAGCAATACTGTCTACGATACCTTCAAGTATCTGTTTGATTACTATGAATATGAAGAATCCCATCACCATACTTCCAGCAATAGGCGCCCCAACTTCAGCAATCAATCCAAAAATTTCTTCCATACATCTATTTATGCATCGAATTTGCTAAAGGCTAAAAAAAAGGCAGACCAAAGTCTGCCCTCGAAGTGTCGTTAGTGTCTACTTAGCAGAACTAATTTGCTTGATGACATCCGCTTTGGTGCCAGACTTTTTAATCTTGATACCTTTTTTATCAGCCAGATCAAACAATTGTTGTTTGGTAAGCTTCTTCAATGAATTGACACTAGTAGTCTTGTCGACCTTAGTTCCAAGTGTTTCCAATTCTTTCTGTTTTTTTGAATCGAGGTATACGTATGCACCGCATCCTGATAACAAAAGGATTACTACAAATAGTGTAATGTCCATAATTTACTCCTAACGTTAATTTCTGTTTATATTATTTAGGACTCTTCTTTGTCCTTTGCCTTGCCGATGTTCAAAGCACACCAATCTAAAAGTTTATAGCATTTCTTGACCAGTCCATCGTCTACTGGTGTTGGTGTTAGAGCTGCAACTAATGATGCACCCATAACTAACCAAGGAATCACTTGAACCCATGCTATAACCCACTGTAAAAATTCTAACATATAATTCTCCTGTTTGTGTTAATAACAGGTATATTTAGGTATTTGTGGTTCCAATAGTGTATTTAGTGGTCAATTTCCACAAGGTTTTCTCTTTGAAGGGAATAACTTTTATTTGTGACAAAGGAGCTTGTTCCTCTATCGCACTAGGTACTACTAGTGTTATTAGTTTCCACTGTGCTAAAAGTTTGCATATGGTGTTCCTACGGAAGAGATCACTCTCACTTATTGTAGTAGGTTTGCCATCTAGTTTGAATAGTTCTTTGAAGTGTACTATGTAGTACTTGCCCCTTTTGTGTAGAATGTGACAAGACTGGAATAGTTCTTTGTCCTTTCTAGAAGCGATACCTATACGGGATAGGGTTTCTCTGATTTTTAAGAAGTCGTCCTTCTCTGCAAAAGTAATCTCTATAAGAGAATCAATTATGCTATCGTTTTGTTCCATCATTATCTGTTCCACCTGTATTCATTCTCTTTTTCAATTGTCTGTAATCAGACTCAGATAGCACAGATACATATTCTTTTGCTTGTTTTGTACTCACCTGATAATACTCTTTTACAGTATCAATCTTCGAACTGACAGAAGGTTTCTGCCATTTAGAAAATCTCTGTCGTTTCCTAAGAGTATTTAGTAAAAACAAGTATTGAAGACGGTTATCACAACCATGTCTTGTGTTCATCTCGTTTGCGAAAAAAAGCGAATCCTGTTGGTAGGATAATGCTTTGTTGGTTAGGAATGGGGCGTATGATTTCTCCTCGATATCATCATACATAATATCTTTCTTGTCATAAGAAACAGACTTGACGAAGTCGAAAGGATTGGTTTTGGACATTATTAGTTATGTCTCTGATACGATGCTAAGAGGTCTTCACCTTTGTTTGGTGTTCCCATTATAATACTAGTACCGTCAGCAAATTCACGCTTAACGGTTCCGTCATTATACTCTATGTCTACGACAGTCTTACCATCAGCAGTGTCTTCAGGACGATCATCATACCACATGGAATCCATGCTGTGTCCGTGGATTGACCGAACAGTTTTTGCCCACTTAGAGGCCTTTTCTCGTAGTCTTACCATCTCTACCTCTTCAGTATATTGTGTCATTTCTTTTTCCTCTTGGCAATATGTCAATCATTTAAATTTACATTCACTCATGATTTCAGTCAAACAAGCAATAAAGTTAATCTCACTGTCCATGGCAAAAGATGCCTTATATTGATAGTCAGCAATAACTAACACTGCAGCTGGAATAGACTGTGGCACCAACTTCTTCTCAAGTGCATTGAACACTTTTCTGTAAAGTGTATTGAAATCGTTATCAGAGTTCTGTCCAACCCACTTTCTCATACCAGCCCAGTTCTTATCCTTGATCATATCGATCAACGGAGTAAGTTTCTCTTCACTAAGTGTTGCAAGTAATCCAGTGTCAATAGTACCACTAACACCGTAACGTTGCACCTCGTTCAGACATCGTCTAAAGTCGGGGAAGAACTTGTTTATCAGTTCAGCAAGTACTGCTGGTTCATATGTGATCTTTTCCTTATCGCAAATGGACATGAGTCTCTTCATGAAATCTGAAGCAAGGTCAGGACGGTCAACAGGTTTGATTGTAAAATCAACAACCGTACACCTACTATGTAAAGCAGGAATAATCCTATTCTTGTAATTACACGTAAATATGAACCTACAGTTTGATGAGAACTCTTCAATGAAGTTTCTCAATGCTGGTTGGACACTATCCGCACTAATGTAATCTGCCTCATCTAGGATAACGACCTTAGGCCCACCCTGTAGTGACATAGTGGACGCAAAGTTTTTGATCTTAGTTCTTAGAGTATCTATTAAACGACCTTCATCAGAACCGTTTATCACTATGAAGTCAGCACCCAACTCGTTACAAAGCGCCTTTGCTATTGTTGTTTTACCAACACCAGCAGAACCACTGAGTAAGAGATTTGGAATCTGTTTTTGTTTAACAAACTCCTTGAATGTGATCTTAAGATGCTCAGGAAGAATCGTATCCTCAATAGTCTGAGGTCGATACTTCTCAACAAATAAAAATTCATCCATGAGATAAACTCCCCACCGAGTTTATGATGTGACTCGCCTTGAAGATAGATGAGAAGGAGTCACTCCCGTGTATTGTAGAGACTGGCACAATACTCACACTATTATATAGGTTAAATATCATATTTTGAATCGGGTTCCATTGCAATAAAGTATTCTAGTTCGATATCTTTATTCTTAAAGTTCGAAATACCCTTTGATGAAACTGAGACTGTATAATTACCTTCTAATATCTTAAGGTTCTCAATCTTAAAGTTCATTACGTATGATACACCATTACCACTTCCCACAATTCTTGAGAATGTGTTTGAGTTAGCGACTTTCTTATCAGTAACTTCAAGTGTAATCATAGTACCGTCAGACTTTAGAATAAGATCATTGACACCTAACACCGCAGCAGCCTTGTTGAGGTCGTTGAGAAGTGTAGATGACACATCGAATGATATCTCAGCATCAGGCATAGTAATCATCTTATCAGGAGCGACTACCATTCCTTCACTTGCAAAGTGATAATTCATAGATGAGTTTTCATCTGAGATCGACAATGACGAATCATTGAAATTGAACTCAGGGTCTTCTAATAAAGATGTTGCACCTAAGAATTCTGGCAAATTATAGATACTGAAGTTCTGAGGAAATTCCTCCGATACAGTAGCAACTGCAAGAATGTTTTTCATATTGGAAATAGTTTCCAATTTGTTGCCTGATTTAACTCTTATACCTTGGTTAATGGTTGAGAAGTTTTTTAAGACGCTCCTCGTGTCTGTACTAATTTTCATCACTAGTTAATCCCCTTGGTGTAGCCCGATTCTTCGAGCATGATTCTATCGTGGTTATTTAATGCAAGAAATCCATAATGGATAACTTTTAAAAGGTCGGCACGATTCTTCCCACCCTTCTTTCCATACCTTTGAGAATACTTCATAATATTCCCTATACAAAAACCTTCACCGTGGCCACCGTCCATAATGAATTCAGTTGCCTGAAATTTACTATGACTGTAGTGTTGGTCGTAAGTTTTGTCTACATACTCACCGAACTCCTTTAGGAGTTCAGTTTCGTTGTATTTGTAATCTATCTGTTTTGATTTTATTCCGAACATACCTTAGTATACTCCTAGTCTTCCAAATCGTCAATAGGGTTTTCAGCATTAAGATCAACACCAGCGTCAATCTTACTGTAGAGGTCTAGGATAGAATTCCTAGTCTCTTCGTCAAACCTTGAAATGCACATTGTGATTGACTTGAGTTTGTCGTTGAACATTCTCATAGCGTTCACTATGTGTACTAACCTTCTAGTTGTAACAACATCATCGATAGCACCTTCATAATAGGTCTTTCTGATAATGTCCGCCCAGTCGACAAGTTTGTCAGCGAAGTCTGAATCAACTTCACCAGTCAATGCCATTTCCTTCTTAAGGATAGACCTTTCAGTAGTCACTGGCGGATATTCTTGTTGCATGGTGATAGCGAATCTTTCAAGCATCGCCTCATTCATGATCTGAGTTCCTATGAACTTTCCATCATCAGAACCTTGACCTTTTGTGTTTGCAGTTGCAAGAACTGTGAAACCTTCTTTAGGTGAAACCCACTCACCAGTCTTTTTGATAA